TGCTTGTTTTCCAACATAGTTCCATTCATACCCTTGTTCATACTGTTTTTTTGCAGTATTAAAGAACTCTGCATTTGTTCCACAAAATAAGGCTGTGACCACCATTAATAAAAACATAAATTTCTCCTAAAGTCTATTGACATTATTTATAATGTTTGATATACTATGTGTATCAATAAAAAAAGGTAGAGACATGACAGAACTTGGAACATTAACATTTATACTAAAAATGTGTGGAATACTTATGATGGAGGGTACAATACAACCATCAGAGGCGTTTGAATGTAAAAGAGCAGAAAAATTTATGGTTGAATACCATTTCAATGGAGAATACAAACTCTACAAGGATTACATGGTGTATGAATTGCAAAGAGATTTCCCAACTAAATAGAAGGTTACAATATGTTAGAAACACAAAGAGAAAAAACAGTACTTGCAGATATTAATTCATATTTGGAGTCAATGCAGACAAAAAATCCAAAAGATTTTGATGATCAAATAGGAACTATACAACAAAGAGCCAAAGATAAGTATCTACTTAGTTCTAAAAAGACTACACAAGAGTTACTTGATGAAAGAAACTATTGGTTGGAAATCAAAGGTTCATGGAATAAGTCAGTCAAAAATAGAGTCACTAGACTTGAGTCTGTTCTTGTTGCAAGATATGATATGGATAGAGTAGAAAAAGAACGTATTGCAAAACAATCTGAGGAAACTTCTGTAGATGAAATTAAATAATTATGTTAAGGTATATAAGAACGCTGTACCAGATATATTTTGTGATGAGATGATACAAAAGTTTGAGGACAATCCTCAGCAATATGATTATCAAAAAAGAACAAATCCAGATAGAAACTTTAAGATGTCCTTCAATCAAATTTCTATCATGGAGAAGTCTGGTTGGAAAGAAGAATCAGATTATCTTATGAGTATATTTCCATCATATGTAGATAAGTATAAAGAAGATTGTAACATTATAGAAAATCAATGGCCATTGAAAAATGGATATGAATCAATAAGAATAAAACGATATCAACCTAATGGTGAGGAGTTCTTTAGTCCTCATGTAGATGTTACAGATTACAAAACGGCAAGAAGATTCTTAGTGTTCTTTCTATACTTAGATAATAATAGTGATGGTCAAACATCATTTCCACAATTAAATCTTGGTAGTAACTGTGTCAAAGGTTCACTACTTATGTTCCCACCCATGTGGCCATGGCTTCATGCTGGAGAACCACCAATCGATAAACCAAAATACATAATAGGGAGTTACTTACACTATGTCTAAATTACTAAATCATCTAGGAGAAGCAATTGATAATACAGTTGATGAATCCAAACTACCATCAACTCAATCAATACTTAATGATCCAATTACAAAAAAGTTTGTGTTTCTAAATAGTGATGCACACCCAGATCAGACTTGTATTGGCCTTACCTCTGAAACAGATTTTCATGGAGTAGTGTACAAGTATGGTGCTGTTTCATTCCCAGAAGAAATTATGAGTGAAAGTGAAATGAAAGGTAAAAAAGACTTGCCTTTTACGTTTAAGTATGATATCATAGAGAATAATGGGATTCCAAAAGAGAATTTTGGAGATGACTTTTTTAAACTAATAGAGAATATATTATTACATATTATTATAGCACAATCAGAGGATGGATCAATTGAATCAAACTATAGAACGGACAACACTCAGTAACCTTGTATCTAATGAGGAGTATTGCAGAAAAGTATTACCTTTCATCAAATCAGACTATTTTGATGTAAAGGAAGAACGAGTTGTTTTTGAAGAAATCGAAAGCTTTGTCGATAAGTACAAGAGAATGCCTACGAAGACATCTCTTGAAATTGAAATTGAATCAAGAAAAGACTTAACACAAGATCAACACACAAAGATTGTAGAGATCATTCAGACACTTGATTCAACAGATGTTGACATGGAGTGGTTAGTAGACACGACTGAGAAGTTCTGTAAGGACAAAGCTATATACAATGCAATCGTTGAGGGTATATCAATCATTGATGGTAAGGACAAGAATCGTGGTGCAGATGCAATACCAAGTATTCTTACAGATGCACTTGCAGTATCATTTGATAATGCAGTTGGTCACGATTACTTTGATGATGCAGATAAACGATTTGATTTCTATCATAGAGTAGAAGAACGTGTTCCATTTGATCTTGAGTTCTTTAACACGATAACTAAAGGTGGATTACCAAATAAGACTCTTAATATTGCACTTGCTGGAACTGGTGTTGGTAAATCATTGTTTATGTGTCATATGGCTGCATCTTGTATATCTCAAGGTAAGAATGTGTTATACATTACACTTGAGATGGCAGAAGAACGTATTGCAGAACGTATAGATGCAAACCTAATGAACGTATCTATGGAAGACTTACACGATCTACCTAAGAATATGTTTGAGGATAAGATTACAAAACTTATGAAGAAAACTGAGGGTAAACTTATCATTAAAGAATATCCTACTGCATCTGCTCACTCTGCACACTTTCGTGGACTGATTAAGGAACTTGCAATCAAGAAGTCATTCAAACCAGATATAATATTCATTGACTATCTAAACATCTGTGCATCTAGTAGACTTAAAGGAGCTGCAAATGTTAATTCTTACACTTATATCAAATCTATTGCAGAGGAACTAAGAGGTCTTGCAGTTGAGTCAGATGTGCCTATCATGTCTGCAACACAAACAACAAGAAGTGGATTCACTTCATCAGACTTAGGACTTGAGGATACATCTGAATCATTTGGATTACCAGCGACTGCTGACTTCATGTTTGCACTTATCTCAAACGAAGAAATGGAAGCACTCAATCAAATTGCAGTAAAACAGTTAAAGAACCGATATAATGATCCAACTGTGAACAAACGATTTATACTTGGTATAGATAGGTCAAAAATGCGACTATATGATGTTGAAAATAAGGAACAACAAGATTTGGTGGATAGTGGACAAGATCAGGCCGTATTTGACAAAACAGATTTTGGTAGTAATACGTTTATGAGAGAAAATCTAAAGAGTTTATCAACAGAGGATTTTAAAGTATGAGTGAATTAGAATTAACTAGTGATGTATTAAGTCCATTTGGGCCTAGGATATTAAGTATGATGTTACCAGAACATATTATACAACGTATCAATGACTTGGGAGACAACCAACAGAATAAGATAAACATGGATGGTAGACTTGCTGGTGTAATAAAAGATGAACCAGAACTTACTAATGAAGAAATGGACTCCATTGGTATAAGACAGATATTCAATGACATAGGTAAACAGTATGTAGACACGATTCTTAATCAGAATCATCATTTCATATATGATCCAGAGAAATATAAGATTAACATAGAATTTAAGTCTGGTTGGATAGTTAATCAGAAAGAAAATGAATACAATCCAGCACATTATCATAGTAACTGTAACATATCGTCTGTGTTATATCTAAAAGTACCAGACTTTAAACCCAGAGGATATACTGGGAAGAAAAACATTGATGGCTACATTGAGTTTATAAACTCAACAGTAGATCATAGTATGTTGTCTGCTGGGAGTTATCTGGTTAAACCAGAAGTAGGAAAACTCCTAATGTTTCCATCAACATTACTACACACAGTATATCCATTTCAAGGGCCAGGTGAAAGACGTTCACTTGCATTTAATTTAAACTATAAGTTAGGAGAATAGTATGACGTTTGAAGTAATAAAGCAACATAAGTTGCAAGATCAAATAGAGAGTTTGTGTTACGAATGGGCAGAAACAGACGTTCTAGAATATTTTAAGGTAGAATCTATTGATGATCTCACTCAAGAACAGATTGATGAAATCTACACATATTCTGAAAGTGAAGAATGTTATGAGGGAATGGTTGGTGTAGCTCTAAGGTCAATGTGTGAACAATGGGAAAATAAATAATATGAAGTGCTGGCATTGTGACGAAGAACTGATATGGGGTGGAGATCACGACATAGAAGAAGAAAATGAAGAATACATGATTGTAACAAATCTTTCATGTCCTAGATGCGATTCGTATGTAGAAGTCTATCTACCAAGAACACAAGATGTTTAGATTCTTTTTGAAATTCTATCTTATTTGTACACTTGTGTATCTTACTGTGGTAAATACTAATGACATGAGAACTCAACGAGCTATGATGAGAGGAAGACCAGATGACAACATCACCGAAAACCTATGATGATTACGATAAGAGTAAAGTAATACCTTACGGAGAACTTGTATATGAACTAAGAAGGGTCTACGATCCAGAGATGCCAGGTATTTCAATATGGGATTTAGGGTTGATATATGATCTGGATTGGTCTGGATATCCATCAAAGTTAATTCTTACACACACATTAACAAGTGCATTTTGTCCATTCGCAGATGAAATCATAAACAACATCAAAGAGGCTGTATTGAAAGTAAAGACAATAGATGACGTAGAGATCATCACAACATTTGATCCACCATACACAATAGAACGAGTTCCTTATGACGTAAGACTGTCAATGGGTTGGGTATGATATATAACGACAATCCAAATATGCTGATACCCTATTATCTGATGTATTCATATGCATACTATAAGGAGAACGAATCCTTAATAGAAGATACAGAGTTTGACCATATGTGCAATAGTATCGTAGAGAAATGGGATACACTCACACATTGGCATAAACCTCTGGTAAACCTTGAATCACTCAAGGCT